AAGCTCGAGCCGCTCGGCGCCGACGCCGACTCCACCGACGGCCTCAACCCCCATCTGACTGTTGCCGACGAATTTCACGCGATGAAGGATCGCGAGCTCCTGGACGTCATGGAGACGGCGACCGGTGCGCGGCGGCAGCCAGTGATGTTCCAGATCACGACGGCCGGGAACGATCCGGTTAGCCCGTGCGGCGACCAGCACGACTACGCGTCGAAGATCCTCGAGCAGGCGCTCGTCGACGAGACGTTCTTCGCGTTCGTCGCTCACGCCGACGTCGAAGATGACTGGCTAGCGGAGAAGACGTGGCGGAAGGCGAACCCGAACTGGAACGTGTCGGTCAAGCCGGACGATCTGCGCGCGCTGGCCACGAAGGCGCGGAACATGCCGTCGGCGGCCGCCACGTTCAAGCAGAAGCGCCTGAACCTCTGGGTCAACGCGATGCAGCCATGGCTCTCCATGGAGGGCTGGCGCCGCGGGCAGAGCGTCTGGACGCCGGACGAGCTCGCGAAGGCCCCCTGTTACGTCGCGATCGACCTCAGCTCCGCGATCGATCTCACGGCGGTCGTTGCGCTGTTCGAACCGGCCGGCGGTCGCAAGACCTGGCGCGCGCTGGCGTGGTTCCTCACGCCGGAGGATACGCTCGACGAACGCGCGCATCGCGATCGCGTACCGTACCGCGTGTGGGTGGATGGTCAGCATCTCGCCACGAACCCCGGAAACCGCATCGACCAGGACGTCGTGCGTGCGTACGTCAAGAGCCTGGGCGAGCGTTTCGCGGTGCGCGAAGTGGGCCTGGACCCGTGGAACGCCGGCAATCTCGGCCAGCATCTACGTGAGGACGGCTTCACCGTCACCGAGGTGCCGCAAACGTTTGCACGCATGAGCCGTCCGTCGAAAGACGTCGAGGCCGATGTGCTCGACGGCCTCCTCGATGCGGGCGGTCATCCGGTGATGGCGTGGATGGCGTCGAACGCGGTCGTCCAGCGCGATGGCAAGGACAATATCCAGCCGATCAAGAAAAAGAGCCGCGGCCGCATCGACGGCATCGTCGCCACCGTAATCGCGCGGGGTCTCGCGACGGCGCCGGCGCCCGATTCCGGTCCATCGGTGTACAGCAGGCGAGGCCTGACCGTCATCTAACCGCCTTCGTCGTTTCACTTACAGATTTCGCCGACGTCGTGCGCGTCGATCGCGCGAGCCCTGCCGCGCGCCGTTCGAACGCGTCCGGCGCGGGCGGTCCGCGGCATTTGATGTGCTGAATCTGCTGCTTTCGGTGGCCGGCCTCGTGTTGATCGCGGCCGGCGTCTGGGTGAACTGGGGCGTCGGCTGGGCCTGCCTCGTCGGCGGCGTCGTCCTGTTCGTGACGGGCGGGCTCGGCTCGTTCCTCGACTCGAAATCGTGAAAAACCCTTTCGCTGTCCTCTTCCGCGGCGCCCAGGCGATTACGGACTCCCACACCTTGTGGCAGTCGCTCGGCCGCGGCTACGACTCGTTGGCCGGCACGCGCGTGAGCGAAACGACCGCGTTCAACGTCCTGGCGGTGCTGACGTGCGTCTCGTTGCGGAGCCGAGGCCTCGCGAGCCTTCCGTGCGGCATTTACGAGCGCATCGACGACCGCACGAAGGTCCCGGCGCCGACGCATCCCTCTGCCCGCGTGCTCCTGAAACCCAACAGCTGGCAGACCCGGGCGGAACTATTTGGGATGCTCGAGGCGCACCGCGTGCTCCGCGGCAACGCGTACGCGTGGAAGAACATCGTGGAAGTGCCGGGCACGCGGCGGCCCATGGTCGCTGAACTGATCCCGATGCACCCGGACCAGGTGTCGGTCGACCCGAACCTGCCGGTCGACGATTTCGGCGGTCCGCGGATCTACCAATTCACCCGATCGAACGGGCAGACGATCGACCTGCCGGCCCGCGAAGTGCTGCATCTGAAGGGCCTCAGCACGGACGGCCGCATGGGCCGAACCGCCCTGCAGGACCTTCGCGAAGCGATCGGCGGATCCCTCGCCGCACAGGAGCAGGCGAACCTGCTTTTCGCGAAGGGCGGTAATCCGGCCGTCGCACTCGAGCACCCGAAAACGCTCGGTCCTGAGGCGGCGAAGACCCTGAGCGAATCATTCGAGCAGATCTACGGCCGAGGGAAGGACCAGCGGCGCGTCGCCGTCCTCGAGGAGGGCATGACGCTCAAGCAGGTCTCGATGACACCGGAGGACAGCCAGTTCCTCGAGACACGCAAGTTCCTGCGCAGCGAGCTCGCCGGCGCCTTCCATGTGCCGCCGCACATGATCGGCGACACCGAGAAGTCGACGTCGTGGGGCACCGGCATCGAGCAACAGCAGATCGGCTTCCTCGTCTTCACGATGACGCCCGACGTCGTCGTATGGCAGCAGCGGCTCACGCTGGATCTCATCGACGACCCGACGAAATACTTCATCGAGTTCAACATCAACGCGTTCATGCGCGGCGACTCCGCCGCGCGGTCGATGTACTACGACCGCATGGCGCGGATGGGCGCGTACTCCATCAACGAGATCCGCGCGTTCGAGAACCTGAACCCGATCGAGGGCGGCGACGAGCACATCATCGACCTGAATCGCGCCCCCATCCAGGATCCCGGCGCCCCACCGGCGGACCCGACGCGGCAGCCGGCATTTGTCGTGCTCGATCGGAAGGCAGCATGACCCAGGCCGCCTATCCCCGCGTTACGAGCTTCGTGCGGCGCCAGAAATGGGCGCTCCTCGAGGAGCGGCTCGACACGATCTGCGAGCTGCTGGCGATGCGGAACGCCGGGATCGAGCTCTCGGAAGAGGAGATCCAGGCGCGCATTGGCGCTGCCTCGAGGCGCAGTGCGTCAGCGCCGCAGGGCGGCGTGGCCGTGATCCCGCTATACGGCGTCGTTTGCCAGAAGGCCGGGAGTTTCACCGCGATCAGCGGCGGCACCTCGATCGAAGGCCTCCTCGGCGATCTCCGGCAAGCGGTCGCCGATCCGAACGTGACGGCGATCGTGCTCGACGTCGACAGCCCCGGCGGATCCGTCTTCGGTGTGCCGGAGGCGTTCGCCGAGATTCGCCAGATGAACGGCCGGAAGCGCGTGATCGCGGTCGCGAACCCAATGGCGGCCAGCGCCGCGTACTGGATCGCATGCGCCTGCGACGAGATCGTCTGCATTCCGAGCGGGGAAGTCGGATCGGTCGGCGTCCTCGCTGTCCATGAGGACTGGAGCGGGTTCAACGAGCAGGTCGGTGTAAAGCCGACTTACGTCCATGCCGGGCAGTACAAGGTCGAGCTGAATCCCGATCAGCCACTCGGCACCGATGCGCGCGCCTATCTGCAGCAGCAAATCGACGCGACATACGGCGACTTCGTGCGAGCCGTGGCGAAGGGCCGCGGCGTCGCCGCCGACGTCGTGCGCGAATCCTTTGGCCAGGGCCGGATGCTGCTCGCGAAAGACGCGAAAGCCGCCGGCATGATCGACGGGATCGCGACGCTCGAGGAGACCGTCCAGCGTCTCGCGCGCGACCCCCAGAGTCGTCTCAATGCGTCCGCGGCCGCCGCGCAGCCACCGGACGTGTCCCCCATGCTCGCGGCGGCGCGGCAGCGCGCGGCGCTTCTCGAGCAGTCCGCCCTCGGTTCTCTCGTCAGCCTGGCGCGCGCGCGCGCCGACATCCTCACAGGAGCACGTGTGTCATGAATACGCTGACCGTTCTGCCGTTCCTCATTGCGTTCGCGATCGGCCTGGGACAGATGCGCCCGCTCGATATCTACCAGGTGAACGCCTACAACGTCGGCACGCTGAAGGTCGAACCCTGGCGGGGCCGCACGGCGCCGATCGCGCGGGCGATCAACCGCGTCGGCACGTGGTTCCGCGATCGGTTCGGTCTCTTCATTCGCAGCGAGCTCGGCGAGGTCGCCGTCCCGACGCTGGCCGACGTGCAGAAGGCCCTCGAGGAAGGGAACCGGCTGTTCACGCAGTTCCAGGAGACGAACAACAAGCGGATGGAGCAGCTCGAGAAGCGGGGCGTCGTCGATCCGCTGATCACGGCGAAGCTCGACAAACTGAGCGAGGCGATGGACGCGCACTCGGCGCTCAACGAGCAGTTGATCGCCATGCAGGCGCGCCTCAACAAGTTCGAGAAATTCCAGTCGGACCCGGATGACCCGAAGGCCAAGGCGAAGGAACTGCGCGACTTCAACAGGTCGGCGAAGGTCATCGCGGCGGCCTACGGTCGGCCGGCGCCGCCGGATCTGACGGCGGAGCAGTACGCCGCCCTCAAGGAGGCCGAGGATACCTACCTGCGCAATCGGCCGCTCTCCGAGGCGCAGCGCAACGCGATGACCGTCGGCAATGACCCGCAGGGCGGCTATCTCGTGACGCCGGACACGTCGGGCCGGATCGTCGAGCGCGTGTACGAGACGTCGCCGATGCGGCAGTACGCGGGCAACCAGACGATTTCCACCGACGCGCTCGAGGGGTCGGTCGATCTCGACGAGGCGACGTTCGGCTGGGTCGGTGAGACCGGCACGCGAAATACTGACAACGGACCGAAGGCGCCGGCGCCGTGGCGCATTCCGGTACACGAAGCGTATGCGCAGCCGAAGCTCTCGCAGAAGCTGATCGAAGACGCGAACGTCGATGTCCGCGCCTGGATCGGCCGCAAGGTCGGCGACAAGTTCGGCCGCGGCTACAACGTCGCGTTCGTCACCGGTAACGGTGTGGCCAAGCCGCGCGGGTTCGCGTCGTATACCACCGCGGCCACGGCGGACGCGTCGCGCAACTGGGGTGTGTTCGAGCACATCGCGACGGGCACCTCGGGCGGCTTCGGGACGGATCCGAACGGCGTCAACAAGCTGCTCGATCTGATTCACGCCCTGAAGGACGTCTACACCCAGAACGCGGCGTTCTACATGAACCGCACGACCCTCGGGAAGGCGCGGCAGCTCACCGACGCGTCCTCGCAGGGCAAGTACGTGTTCATCCCGTCGTTCATCGCGGGCCAGCCCGACACGCTGATGGGCTATCCGGTGCGCAAGCTCCAGGACATGGCGACGTACTCGACCGCGAGCTCGCTCGCCATCGCCTTCGGCGACATGAAGGAGACGTACCTGATCGTCGATCGCCTCGGCCTGACGCTGCTCGTCGATCCGTACACCGCGAAGCCGTTCGTCGTGTTCTACACGCGCGGCCGCGTCGGCGGCGATGTCGTCAATTTCGAGTCGCTCAAGTTCCTGAAGTTCGCGTCGAGCTAACCGTGACGCATGGGGCCCGCGTGTGCGGGCCTCATCGTTCCAGATCAATCTTTTCGAGAAGGACACGACATCATGCGTGACGGCATCTCCACCAAGCAGCTCAAGCGGGCGATCAGCCCGACGTACGTGCTCGACAACACGCCGCTCGTGAGCCAGATCATCGACCTGCAGGGCTACGACGCGGCGAGCTTCCTGATCGCGATCGGCGCGTTCGGTGATGCCAACGCCACCGTGACTGCGCTCCTCGAGGAAGGCGACGATTCCGGGCTGTCCGATGCGGCGGCCGTGGCGGACGCCGACATGGTCTCGCAGGATCAGTCGGTGGCGCCGGAAGCGGCAGCGAGCTTCCAGTTCGACGACGACAACGAAGTGCGCAAGCTCGGATACATCGGCAGCAAGCGCTACATCCGCCTGACGTTGACGCCGGCCAGCAACAGCGTCGCGTCCCCGGCGCTCGGCCTCTACGTCGCCGCGCTCGCGGTGCTCGAGCACAGCGCGCAGCCGGTCATCCAGGGCGCCTCGTAGTCGTGAAGGTCCGCATGGAGGACGCACGCGTCTGGCAGAACGCCGGGCGCGAGCGTCCCCTGAGCCTGGGCGAGGTCGTCGACCTGCCGGACCTGGTCGCCGAGGAGCTCGTCGCCACGGGCGCAGCGGTTGTCGTCGACGACGACGAGCCGGCGGATGACCTCGATGGCGACTCCGATCCCGCGAACGCCGGCCGCGGCCGCAAGCGCGCCGGCAAGCGCGATCCCGCGGTGGACTAATGCGACCGTCGTCTGCGTGGGCGGCGGGCCCAGCCTGACACCGGCCGACGTCGAGTACTGCCGCGGCCGCGCCCGCGTCATCGCGGTCAACGATGCGTACCGGCTTGCCCCGTGGGCCGACGTGCTCTACGGGTGCGATGCGAAATGGTGGGCGGTGCACGAGGGCGTTCCCGGTTTTCAGGGCCTCAAGTTCGCGCTCGAGCCGCCCGCGGCGGAGTGGCCGGGCGTGCAGGTGCTACGCGCCACGGGCCGTGAGGGCCTCGAGCTCGAGCCGGGCG